CTTTTGAGTTCGTCAACCGTGTTCCTGGCAACACAGACATGGATCATGACATGGGCATTCTGACCTGGCCGATGGATGCGGCCGATCGCCTGGTCCCAAAGTTCCGCCGACCACGTCGGCGCGATCCACGCCATGCGCGAGCCGCCATACTGGAGATTCAGGCCATGGCCACCGGAGGCCGGGTGCAGCGCGAGAAGTGGGAGTTCGCGCCGGTTCCAAGCATCGATATGCTGGTTCGCCTGTGCGTCGCTCACCCCAGCGCCGAGGTAAGGGAGATCGCCGAACTGGCGGCGCAGCATGGCGAGGTCCTCGTGAAACTCGTATATGACGATGAGCGGCTCACCCTGCAGGTCATCGACAAGTTCCGAGATCCATAGCTCCTTTTCGGCGTGCAGCGCGTGCGCGCCGGCGGCCCCCGCCTCGTCATACATGAAGCCGTTCGCCGCCTGGCTGCACTTGCCCGACGCCACCGCCTGGCTCACCGCCAGGATATCAGCGTCGTCCAGGTCGGCGAACAGCCGGCTCTCCATCTGGTTGTAGACCGACCGCGCGGCGTCCGGCAGCGTGACCTCGTCGACCAGGATCGACAGTTCCGGGAGGTCCGGCATCTCACCCTCGCCGAGCGCGATCGACACCGTCGCCGCGTCGGCCTGGATGATCGCCTCATGGCCGGGCAGCACCCGCCATTGATAGCCGTTGCGATCGATCGGGTAGAAATGCTGCTTCTGCCACCTGTAGAAGCCGCCCGGCCACAGCTTGCCGGCGGTGATGATCTTGAGCGGCGTGTAAAGGTCGAGCAGCGAGTTCGGGGCGGGCGTCCCGGTCAGCCCCCAGCGATTCTTGAAGCGCCCGGCGATCTTGGCCAGCGCCTTGGCGCGCTTCGACTTGGGGTCCTTGAGCTTCGACGTCTCGTCGATCACCAGGCAGTCGAAGATCGGGTTCTCGGCCTGGACGTTGTTCAGCTGCTCGCATAGCCACTGCACATTGTCGATGCCGACGATGGTGATCTGGCGCGTGTGCGCCTGCTCGAGCACCAGCTTGCGGTGCGCCGGCGTGCGGTCGAGCACGGCGAACTTGAGATGGCGCGTGTGCGCCCAGTCGCCGATCTCCCTGGGCCATACCGATGTCGCCACCCGCTTGGGGGCGATGATCAGGGCGTGGCGGATGACGGCGTCGCCGATCAGCTCCTCGATAGCTGTTAACGTGCTAATGGTTTTCCCGGCGCCGATCTTGAGCACGGCCAGCGCGCTGTCGTGCTCGTAGAGGTGCTTGATGACGCGGTTCTGGTAACCGCGCAGATCACTCTTGAGGCGCATGGTCGTGGCTCCTGTCGTGTTCGATCGCCTTATCCGGCGACATGGTGCGCCAGTCGGGCCAGACCCGCTTCTCGTTGCGGTCCTGCTTGGCGACCAGGAGGTCGATGATCTGGTCCGGCGTGGCGCCGGACCGCCAAGCGCCGTCGAGCGCCAGCACGACGACGTCGAGCCACTCCTTGACGTCGCCCGGATCGGCCGCGATCTCGACCAGCTCCTTGGTGATGTGGTCGATGATGCCGTGGGTGCGCGGACCTGGACCGAACGTCTTCTCAGACCACTCCCGTTGCCGCGTCAGGTGTGCCTGCATATTAAAACCGGCCTGGTAGCCGCGAAGTTCCGATTTCTGTCTCATCGCTATTTCCCCTGATGGGTACGGCCGCAATGCGGGCATGTGCAAAGCGGTGCGGATTTTACCTCGGTGACCTCGCGGCGCACCAGTTCGCCGAGCTTGGCGGCCGGTGAATAGCCTTCGGCTTCGGCTTTCTCCTTGAACTGAATCCATTCGACCGGCGTCGTGTTGACCGACCGCTGGGCCTGCTCTTCGACAGGAGATTTCTTGATTTTACCTTTGCCCGAGCCTTTCGGGCGACCGGGTGATTTCCGCCGTCCGAGCGTGTCCAGGCCACGATCGACATTATGCGTCTGCATAATGCTGCCGAGGTCTCGGCTGACCGTCGCTTGGTTTATGTTCAATGCTTCGGCTATCGCGGCCTGCGACCAGCCTTGTTCGATTTTGAGGTGCGCCGCGATTCGCTTGCGGTCGTTGGGCGACAGCGGCTTGGCGCCAATATTAGAGGCGATCGCCAGCTTGAACCGTTCGGCGTCGGCGCCGTCACCGTCACCGACGTCAATCCAGTCGACATGCTTCTCCCATTCGATGCCAAGCTCCTTGGCGACGGCGATGCGGCGATGGCCAATCAGGACCACCTTGGTGCGCGCGTTGCCGAGCGCCCGGAATTGCGGCCGGTCGATCCAACCCCACGCCGTCATTGATTGGCGCAGCTCGGTGAGGTCGCCCAGGTCGATGCGGATGTTTTCGGAAAACGCCCCGCTCATCGGGTCGAACGGATTGCGCAGCTGGGCGTAGATGTCGGGGGCGGGGCGCTCCGCCTTTTTCATCTTCTTGCCGTCGTTCCACGTCAGGTCGTCGAAACCTTTGCCGTCCGCGAACACCACCATGTTGCCGTCGACAACGAGAGCGTCGCTCAGCAGGCTGACGGCGTAGCGGATCACCCACTCACGAGCGGCGGCATCGCTGCCGACGTGCTCGTGCCGCTTGACGCGGTTGAGATCGGCTGGAACCGGGGGATCGTAATCCCGTGCCATGTCGGAGATGGAAAGGGCCGCTGGCGCGGCCCCTTCCAGTCTCAATCCGACATGACGTACCGCGTGATGCATGATCAGCGCGTAGTCAGCGGATTTCTCAACCATCGATTGCCTCCTGCTGCAGCACCGCTGCGGCCTGGAGGATCGCGATGACGTCCTGCAGCACCTTGAGGTGGTCGGCGGCGGCGGCCGGCGCGTGTTCGACCAGGGCAGCCGGCGTGGCTGCGTACTTGGTGACGGTGCCGAGCGAACGCCGCAGCATCGCCGACGGCGCCGGCTTGCCGGACCCGAACAGCGCGTGCTCCTTGATGCGCTCCGACATTTCGCCGCGCTTGCCATCGACGTGTGAGATCATGCCAGCGTCGGATCCGGTCGCCTTCATTTCGCGGGCGATCTCGTTGACCTCCGACGCCCCCAGATTGGCGTCGACGGCAAGCTCCGCCAGCTTCTTGTAGGGAACGTCGTTGAGGACCGTAATGTCAGCGCTGCCGAAAGCGTTGACGACAGAGCGCGGCATACTAGCCTCGCCGGTGAAGCCGACCTTGGCGAACTTCACCTCGGCCGCCATCTCGCGTTTGACTTGGGCGACGGTCGCCGTCTTGATGCCGACCGCCCTCGAGATCTGCTCGGGCTTCCACGTTTCGCCACCGGCCAGCATCTTCTTGGCGGCGGCCTTGGCTTCGACTGGCGTCAGGCGCTGACCGCCAGTCTGGTTGAGCGTCGCCGCCAGCGCGTGCAGGCGGGCGTCGATCTTGGCGTTCTTGCCAAACTCCGCGTCGAGGATGATCGCCGCGGTGTACTTCTCCTTGCGGAGCTTGCGAGCGCCCTTGCGGGTGTTGCCGTCTACCGTCCAGTGGTTGCTGGTGACGACGATCGGCGGGAAGGGCGTCTGGCCCATCTGAACCGCATATTGAGCGACCTGCGCCTTGGGGGCGTAGTGCTCGCTGTCGCGGACCTGGACGCGGTCAGTGTCGTCCAGCTGCTCGAGATCATATTGCGCTTCTTCACGCCATGCGAAGCCCAGCCTCTCGATCTCGACGATGGCGCTAGACTTAGGTGTAGCTGTGAGCATAATGGATTCCTCCGTTGGCTCTCACGGGTTGATGGTACTTTTGAACGCCGGGTCTTTTGGTTGATCGCCTAGACCCGGCGTTCTATTAAAAGCGCACAGTATCTACATTTTGCCAAGTGGCCATATCGTACAATCTGGCAGTTTTCTCGTACTTCCTGACATCCTCCTGACATTCCAGTGGCGCTGCGCGGCAGCATCACAGCCCTGTCGACTTAGATTGTTTTGTGTACCAGCGGCCGATCGTGGTGTCGGCGGCGATCGGCAGCCCCTCGCTCCAATCGAAACCCTCTTCCATGGTCAGCTTCAGGCAGCCGGCGGCGTCCTCGACGTCGCGCTCGCGCGTCTCGACAACGACCTCGTCGTGCGTGTGCAAGGCGACCGGCATCCACTCGGCGACCTCGTCAAGCCTGACCAGCGTGCCGCGCAGCAGGTCTGCGGCGCACGCCTGGACAACGTTTTCACAGGCCAAGCCTGGCCACAGCTTGACGCGGCCCATATCCCTGGAGAACCGCAGCTCGCGCCTGACACCGATCACCTGGTCGTTGTCGTCAAGCTCGTCGACCAAGTCCTCGTGGATGTTGCGGTAGGTCAGGCAGCGGCCGCTCGGCAGGACGCAGATCAGCGATCCGCCGAGGTAGTTGTCGATGTAGCAGTAGTTGATGCGGCCCGCCGTGCAGGTGACGCCGGGACGCTCGATCGCCGTGTTCAGCGCTCCCCACAGGCCATAGGAGCGGTGTTCGTCGTGGCGGCCCCAGAAGCGCGGCGCCCATCGGTTCTCCTGCCGCCAGGTCTCGACGAAATGCTTGGCGACGCCCTCCTCGATGTGCACGCCATATCCAGCCGCCATCGACAGCAGCGCGTTGGTCGACCCCCCGAAACCGCACGCCAGTTCAACGATCTTGCCGCGCTGGCGGATCTCCTTGGTGACGTCCTCGAGCGCCAGGTTCGACAGCCTGGCGGCGGTGCGGGTGTAGATGTCGAACGGTTCCGAGCCGTCGTCGACCGCCCTGAAGATGTCGAGCCGTGCCTCGGCCTCGGGATCGTTAGCCAACCAAGGAACCAGCCTGGCCTCGATGTTGGCCCAGTCGCCCCAGACAAATGCGTGGCCTTTCTCGGCAACGAAAGCAGGACGAATCAACAACGACAGCTTGCGCGAGATCGGCGTGTCGTCGCCGAACGCGGCGAAGCTGGCGGGATCGATGCCGCCGGACAGCGCATCGATGGCGTCGATCTCGTAAGGACTGGCGTCGCGCATGAGGTTGTGGATCTGCACCCCGCGCGCCGAGAACCGCCCGGTCTGGCTGGCGCCGTTGAACTGATACTGACCGCGCACCACACCGTCGACATGCTGCTGCAGCAGCTTACCGAACTTGGCCGGCGTCTTCGATCCGCCATAGAGCCGTATCTGCAGGACGCGCAGCGCCACGGCGAGGCTGTTTGTGAGCGTTTCCTGAGCCTCGAGGTAGGCGATCAGCCTGACGACACGATCGCGCGTCAGCGACAGCTTCTTGGGCCGCGTGACGACACCCTCTTCGTCGACCTCCTCGTAGCGTTTGACCAGCATGTCGCGGCCCTCGGCCGGCAGCACGCCGTGCAGCCAGTGGATGATGCGCGCCACCTGGTCGACGGTGGTGACGGTGCCGGACGTCAGCTCGGCCAGGTCGCGCGCCGAGATCCGCTGCGCGGCCGTCGCCATTTTTGCCGCCGCCTCGACCAGCGGCAGGTCGATCGTCACGCCGTCGTCGTTGATCTGCTCGGCGGCCCAGTATTCCTTCCACTCGGCGAGCGGCAGCTGATGCGTCGACATGAACAGCTCGCGCATGGCGACGATGTCCTGGGCGGCGTAATTCTGGAAATCCTGCCATTGCTGCGGGTGCGACTGCGGCGTGGCGGTCGAGTCCGGCAGCGTGAACAGCTTAATCAGTTCCTTGCCGCGCGTGTCCTTCAGCTGAGCGGCAGCGGCGCCGGCGTAGCGCGCCGCCATCTCGAGCGAAGCCGGCAGGCCGGCGGCGGCCGCCTGGACGCGGCTGTCGATCATCATGCGCGGCTCCATGAACGGGAAGCCTGATGTGGCGTTGTTCCAGATCGATCGGTCGAAGAAGGCGTTGTGGGCGCAGAACACGCCACTGCCTGCCGTCGCCCGGTAGTAGAATTGCTGCAGCTGGTTGGGCATGTCGGACCATTTGAGCGGGCCGTCGAAGCTGGACACCGCGGTCACCGTCACCGGGCTGCCGCCGATCGCCCACGCCAGCATCACCGCGTCGGCATTGCGGCTGTAGCGATCGGCGCCGACCGACTGGATCGACAGGTCGCCGATCGTCTCGAAATCGATGAACATTATGTCGCCGAGGGCGAATGTCGCCCCCGGCTCGCGGTCGTCTACCCGGCTGAGCATGTCAGGCGCGGGCGGACGGACGCTGACGACGCGGCGGCGCGCCTGGACGCTGCGGCTGCACGGCAGCGGCATCGACCTGCGGCAGCGTGTCGTCGGCGTCAGGGGCGGCCTGCTCGGCCGCCTGGCCGACGGCGGCCAGCGGCGCCTTGGTCTTCTTGGCCGGCTTGGCGTCGGCCGGTGGTGCCGCAACGGCCGCCGGCTTGCCGGCCTTGGTCAGGCGGTTGCCGTCGATGTCGGCCCACCCCGTGATGTTGAGGATCGGGAAGTAGGTCCGCCCGTAGGTGTTGTGGACGTAGAAGTCCTGGTGCAGCTGGACGATCGCCACGATGTGGTCGCGATTGCCGGCGTCGATCTGCGCGGTGATCGCCGCAAGCAGACTGTCGAAGGCACGCAGGCCGCCGAGACTCGGGGTCTTATAGACGACCTCGACGCCTTCATCGTCGCCGGTCAGGCACTTCATTTCGCAGATACGCTGCTCCTTCCACTCGCCGCCGGCGATGTGCTCGGGCAGCGGCGGCTTGGGATCGAGCACCGAGCACATGACCTCGCCGAGCAGCTGGTTCTTGGCGTTGCCGCCAGGATTGGTGAGCCAGCAGACATAGCCGTGGGCGATCGAATGGGGATTGATCGCCCACTCGCTGCCCTTCTGCACGTCCTCGTCGTTCTGGCCGTAGACCCACTCGCCACTCTTCAAGAGGCGAAGGATGGGCTTGCCGCCGGGCAGGATGGTCGACGCGCGCGACAGCGCGACGCCGGCGCGGAAGCGGTCCGCGAAGTCCGTCGAAAGGGCGCGACCGCCCTGGGTGGTATTGCTGATATCGTTTACCATTTTGCTTTTCCTGTTTGCTGTGTCCTGTTTGCGGCCTGACACGTCGCCGTCCGTTATCGTAGCGAACGACCCGCCCGCTACAATGTCTTGAGTGCCGTCCTGAGATCGGCAATCGCCGTGGCGTGCGTCGCCGCTGGCCGCTTGTCGTCGTCGTGGGCGATCGTCGTCCCGCTCGACACTACCTGGTAGAGATCCTCCGGCAGGTCGATCTGACGCGGCTTGAGCGCCTTCTCGACCTGCGCCACCGACTTCAGCTGCGGCTCGGTGAAGATGTCCTCGGGCAGGGCACCAATCCGCATTAGATCGGTCGTCACCACCACCGGGTCTTTCCACTGCCGCGTGCCCCTTTTTGGGACCAGCTTCCAGCCTGCCACCGTGCCGCCGTCGCTGAGATAGGCGTGCGCCTGGCGGCGGATCTCCTCGGCCCACGTCTCGGCCAGCTCGACCACGCCCATGGCGGTCGACAGGAAGGTCGCGTAGCCGGCCTCCGCGGCATTCGACTGCGAGCCGCGCAGCGCCGCCTTGTTGGGGTCGAGAGCCTCGAGCGTGAGCAGCGGTCCGGTCCACAGCTTGCAGGTCGACTTGCACCTGGCGAACCTGCAGTGCTCGCCGCGCTCGCGGTGCGGGTTGCGGCCGATCGCCTCGGAATAGGCGGCGGTCAGGCGGGCTTTGAAATCGTCCAGCTCCTCGTGGTCGGTGACCACCTCGCTGAGCGAATCCAGGCGCGGCTGGATGATCACCAGGACGATCTTCTTGCCCTTGAACAGCTTGGGCCGCTGGGCGCGCGCGCAGATGGCGTAGAAGGCCAACTGTGGGTTGACCATGTCGTAACCGTCGGGCAGCTCGTAGAGCGCGCTGACGGGCACGCCGCTGCCGAATTTCCAGTCAGCGATCAAGACGTGGGTCTTGGAGTGCAGCACCAGGTCGACGGTGCCGAACGACCCTGGAACGCCGGGGAAGGGGATAGTCTCCTCGACCGCTGCGACGCGGAAGCCGCCGCCCCACGCCTTGGTCAGCTTCTTGAGCATGGCGCCTGCCTTGTCGAGCGTCTCGACCTGCTCGGCGCTCAGCTCGATCGGCGGACGCGGCAGGCCGGCGATGTCGGCGGCCTTCATGTCGTGCAGCATCGAGCCTTCATCGGCGTAGCTCGAGGCGACGTCGGTGTCGGGGCTGCGCATCAGCTCCTGGTAAGATGCCGGACAAACGAGCAAACGCTGGGCGTTGCTGCCGCCGAGGATGGTTGAGTGGTTAGACACGCTTTTCTCCTTCCAGTTGATCGACGCGATCGTGTTGCTCCGTCACCGCCCAAACAATCGCGTCGCGGCCGGACCGCGTCCTACGGCGGCGGCCGCTGTCGTGTATCCACTGCTTACGATGCAGCTCGTAGATGCGGGCGCTGCACGTCTGGTGGCGCATGTCGAGCGCCACCTCCAGCTCGTCACAGGTTCGCGGTAACAACTTGATCGCGGCATAGACCAGCTTGCGCAGGAAGCCGGTGATCTCCTCCATGCTCATCGCTGCATCGAACGACGTGTCGCTGCCTCCGTGTGGTGGGAACTCGGTCATGCGGCCTCCTTGGCGAAGGTCTCCGCCAACTCCCACAGGTTCTGGTTCAGGCGCACATTGTCGCCGATGCCGTTGACGCCGCGCGTCGTCCAGCGCCGCGACGCTCCGGGCATGTTGCGGACCGCCGCGATGCCGCCGTTGATGCAGTTCTCCTGCACCACGTTGAACACCGACCAGAGATCTCCGCGGCTGTCCTCGTAGCGGCGCGGGATCAGCAGCTGGCGCGGCTCGAGGCGGTCTTCCTTGTCGCCAAAACGCAGCTTGTGGGCCGCCTCGGCGAACGCAGCGCGCTGTGCCGCGTCGAGGATGATGCGCGACCAGTCGCGCGGCGCCGCCAGCGCCAGGTCGGCGCGCTGGGCGATCTCGTGGGTGCCGACCACGACGCGGTCGAGCGTCTGGCGGCGCTCGCCGGTGTGGCGGATGTTGACTGAGCCGAAATCGCGCGATTTCACAACCATGCCGTTGAGGCAGGCCAGCCGGAAGATGCCGGCATCGAGGTGGTATCCGCTGGTGCCATCGTTGGCGTTGCGCAGGATCACCTCAAGCGTCGAGTCGCCAACCCGCATGCGGCGGCTGTCGTCACCTTCCTTGCGGAACTTGAGCATGTGCTTGACGTAGTTGCGGCGGTCGGTGAAGCGGCAGCCGGACTCGCCGGCGCCGTAGCAGGCGAAGCCATTGCGGCGCAGCTCGCGCACCGCGGTGATGGTGGGGATCGGCGCGAACCGCTCGGAGCGGCTGTGGTGGGCGGTCTGCGTGAAGATGCTCGGCACCATCTTGGCGAGCTGGTCGTCGTCGAGCGGGCGTGGTGAGTAGAACTTGGTCATGGCGGTCATTTCTAGGCTCCTGTGTTTTCGGTTGCGATGTGGATGGCGCCGCGATCGGCGTCCCAACGATAGTTGGCCGGCTCGTCGCTCTCGACGACGCGGGTGTCCTCGGCCTGGGTCCAGTTCCACAGCTTGGACGCGGCGGCTGCATCAGCCTCTTCGCGCGTCGCGAAATATACGGAATTCGGGTACCAACGGCCGGCGACCTGCACTTCATAACGGTACGATGTCATTGTCTTACTCCTGAAGGTTTCACTCAAAAAACTGACAGCCGCTGACGTAATTCCAGTTCGGCGACGATGCGTTGGCCGACATGTCGATGCCACGCTCGGCCCACATCTTGCGGCACATCTTGAGAGCGGATTTGCAGCCCTTCACGACGACGGTTCCCTTGGGCAGGTTCTTGGGGCTGCCGCCACAGGGGATCACCGTGAGGCGGCCGGGGAAGTCGTGGCGGAACTTCTTGGGCGGGTAGGCGACCTCGAACGGAGGGTGCTCCCAGCCCAGGCAGTGGGCGCGCTCGTGCACGAAGATCTCCTGCGTGCCGTCGGTGACGATCGTGCAGCGAGGCTCAGACTTGGCATCGCACGACAGCAGGGCGGCGGCGACGCACAGCGTCAGGATAGCGCCGCCGCGGGGCAAGGCTTCACCGACGGCCGCTAAACCGTCTCCACCCCTCCCCGCGACTTGCCTTCGCACGTCTAGATCGCGCTCGGGCCGGTTCATTGGCGTGGCCTGTGGTTGTACAGCCACTCACAGAAATAGAGCACGGCGAAAAAAGCGCCGATCTCGAACAGCAGCTCGACAATGGGGTTCATGACATCACCTCGCAGTCGTCGAGGATGAAGCGGGCGCGCTTGCCCGACTTGTCGAGGCGGACGCTGGCCATCTCGACGCCCGTGGTGATGCTGTCGCCGTTGACGCTGACGATGTGGTGGTCGATGCGCAGGACGTCGCCGTAGCGGTCGCCACGCAGCCAGTGGTCGGTGTAGGCGGGGATCTGGACGCGGGTCATGTCAACCCTCCCGCCCGGTGCAAAACGATCATGTCCTGTTTCCTGTTTGCGCTTTCAGAGATCATCGGTATAGATGCACTATGACACACATGTCAACGGTAAAAGAAGCTGACGTCGAGAGCTACCTGGTCAGCCGTGTGCAGGCCGCGGGCGGCGTCGCCGAGAAGGTGACGGTGATCGGCACGCGCGGCTTCTACGACCGCCTGGTGGTGCTGCCGGGCGGCCGCGTGGTGTTCGTGGAATGCAAGAAACCGAAAGGCGGCCGCGTGTCGCGGCACCAGAAGATACGCCATGCTACCTACCGCGCGCTGGGCGCGGAGGTCATGCTGCTGAAGACCTTAGCCGACGTCGACCATTTGGTTGACCGTGACGCTGGGGGAGGCGTAGACAGGGCGTCCGTTTCAGCGTCACCCTAGACCCTAGAAACAGAGCGGCCGGGCGACGCTTGCAACGTCGAACCCGGCCAACATGAAGGCCCAACCTGGTAAGAAAGGCGACATCAAGTGGCGCAACCATTACAACCTCGCTCAAAATCCCGCAATCCCCACGCACGCAAGCTACGGCTCGCCATGTTCGACAACGGATGGGTTCCGGTGCCGTGCGAGGCCAAGGAGCGCATGCTCGAGGGGTGGACCTCGATGACGGTCGACCGCGAGGCGATCGAGGGTTGGGACCGCCGCGGCAGTCCGCATCCCAACCTCAAGGGTACCGGCATCAGGCTCGAAGGCGACGTCTTCGTCATCGACATCGATGTGGATATACCCGAGGTGTACGACGCCATCGTCGAGCGACTGTACGCGCGGTGGCCGGACTTCTTCGCCGAGGGCGGGGCGCTCGAGCGGACCAGCGGCGGCGTCAAGACGGCGTTCTTCGGGCGTGTCTCCAAGCCGTTCAAGCAATCGCGCACGCACGGCTACACCGCCGACGCCGAGCTGCTGGCGCAGCTGCAGCAGGCGATGACGCCGGAGAGCCGCAAGGCGATCAAGAAGACGCTGAACGGCCAGAAGGTCGAGGTGTTCGGCGGCGCCAGCAACGGTCGCTACTTCGCATGGGACGGGCCACATAAAAAGCCGGGGCGCTTCTACGCGCCAGTCGGGGAGCGGGCGCCGTGGAACACCAGGCTGGATGCTTTGCCGGTATTCGAGCACGACGAGATCCACGAGCTGGTCGAGATGTGCGAGGCGGTGCTGGCCGAGCACCTTACCGCGATACCGCTCAGCGCGCCCAAGGCAGGCGGCGTCTTCTACGACCTGGTGCCGGGCATGACCTTCATCAGCAAAGAAGGCAACGAAGAGACGCTGGAGGAGCTGGAAGCACGTCTCGAGACGGGCGTGGAGAGCGGCCAGCGCGGCCTGATGGACTGGGAGAGCTGGTCGATGTCGGATTCGAAGGCGCACTGCAACGCCTTCATCGGACCGCGCGGGCGGCTGATCATCCAGGACTTTATGGACGATCGCCAGTACCGATGGGAGGACGACAAGCCACCCGCTCCGGTCGAGCTGAGCGAAGCGACGAAGGCGGTGCTGCGCGAGGAGCGCGCCAAGGCGGACGCTGCGCAGGCGGCCGACCCAGAGCCGCCGGGCGGCACGCCGCCGCCACCGTCGGCACGAGACGGCACCTTCCAAGAGGCGCTCGACTGGATGATCGCGAATTTCGTGCATTGCAAGGGCGACCTCGTGATGCCGAAATATGACGTCGACCCGCTCAGCGGCATGTCGGTCAACGAGTTCCATCATCGCTACCAGAAGTACAGCCAGCAGAGGGTCGGCGCACGGCCGGGCGTGCTGAGCTACGCCACGCGGGTGTGGCTGGGCCACGCCGACATGGTCGCCATCGACGGTTACGACATGCGGCCCGACATGGATTGGCCGCTGTTCTACGAGGGCGGCAAGACCTTCAAGAACACCTACAAACCGCCCAACCACAAAGGTGATGGCGACATCGAGCCGTGGCATCGTTTCATGGCGCACCTGCTACCAAAGCCCGCGGAACGCGAACGCTACCAGGACACGCTCGCCAAGAAACGGCAGGCGTCGGCGATCCCCGGCCCGGCGATCGTCATGGTCGCGGAATCAGAGGAGAACCTCGGCGACGAGCAGAGCGGAACGGGCCGCGGCACGCTGTTCAAGATCCTGATCCGGCTGTTCGGGTGGCGCTACGCCAAGATCATCGATTTCGAGATCTTCGCAGGCATATCCAACCAAGCGACCTACACCGACTGGCAGGCCGACCTGGTAATGGCGTTCATCGAAGAGAGCAAGGAAAGCAGCAACAGCGGCTTCATCGGCGGGCGTAGCGTTTACGAGCACTCCAAGTCGATGATCGACATCGACGCGCGCCGAGCGACGGTGCGCGCCAAGTATGGCAAGCCACGCGAGGCGATGCTCAATTGCACCTACCTGATCGCCAGCAACCACGGCAACGCCTTCAGGATACCGGCCAGCGACCGCCGCTACCTGATCCTGTCGAACGGCGAGAAGATGAGCGAGGCGATGGCAATGGAGATGGACAGCTGGATGAAGCAGCCAGGCAACATCGCCGCGCTCGATCGTTTCCTCATGGCGCGCGACGTGTCGCACTACAACCCAATGGCCGTGCCGATGGTCACAGAGGCGCGTGAACGGATGGTCGAACAGTCACTCGGCGAGGTCGATCGCGCAGTGCGTGAAACCCTCAACGGGATGGGCGGCAAGGCTTTCACACGGGCGCAGGTGCTGACGGGAACACGCATACTGGTCGAAGACCCGGACCTGTTGCGATCAACCAGTGGGCAGGTGCAGTTCGGGCAGGCTTTCAAACGCATGACGGTAGGGCTGTCGCTACCAGGCATCAGGCCAAAAAAGGAAAGACGGGTCAGGGTCGGCGGGGAGGGGCAAGTGCGAGCTTACGTCAGATCACGTGAGCACGAGCGTGAATGCGACGCGATGGACAGCGATACATTGCAAGGAGAAATCACAAAAAGCAGTGTTCGTGAAGTGTCAAAAGAGGGTAGGCAAGACCACGACGAGAAGCTCGCGGAAGCCATGAAAAACCTCCCTCACCGATCTCCCTCAAAACCTCCCTCAGGCGAGTGAGGTGAGTGAGATAAGGCGGGTTGGTGAGGGAGGTGCCTCCCTCGGCCTCAAACCATTGTTGTGCATGGTGTTCAATCGTATCGAGTGAGGTGAGGGAGGTCATATGAAGATAATAATAAAAACACATAAAATGAGTACACAACGTGAACAGGTGTATGTGTACGCCTCTATGCGCGCGCAGGCGCGCGATGCACGCCCACGCGCGCCCGCGCGAGGGTGCCCAACCGGAGAGAGGAAAACGAGACCGTGACCAAAAGTTCAGCAGGCCGGCGTGAGCGTCGCCGCGCAGTGATGTCGAGTGATTTCAAGTATCACGCCATACGTCACGTCATGCCGATCGACATGGCTATCGAACATTTCGGCGAGGCGGCCATCCTGCCGCTTCTCAAAGAGGCGTGGGACACGGCACACGGTCGGCGAACACCACCGCTCGCTTGTTTTCAGTGCCGTCGAGATTTTAGCATGGCGCTGCCACCCGCAGGGATTGTCCTCAACGAGATCGTGCGCGGCGGTGGCGGCATTGAAGAAGGTTTGCAGAATGTGGCGTACGGTTTGTGTGAGACGTGCACCAGCAAGCCGGATCTCGTGCGTAGGAAACTGGAAGCGCAGGCGACGCGCATCGACCCAGGTTGCGTGATCAGGCCGATACGTCACCCGGCGCCCCTCGCCCGTCAGTAATCGGCTCGCCAAACTTGAGTTAGGGTTCGGCTCGCCAAACTTGTCGAAGGCGGCCCTCGCGCGCGCGCGCGCGCGCTCGAGGGCGCGCGAGCGCGCCCGCCCCGAGCGCGCCGACGAGCGCGGCCGGCCAGGACCGGCAAAGCCTTGCAAAATAAGGGGTTGACTCCCCTCGTCATGTGGCACTATGACCACATCCAGGCCCGGTCGTCGATCGGGCCGGCGAGACCACCAACCCGGCCAAGGAGGCCACCCGAATGACCACGTCCACCGCACTGCACTTCCTGGTTTCCTGCGACCACGTCGCGCCGTCCTGGCGTCGCGAGAACACGCCCGCCACCGTCAAGATCGATCGCCAGGGCGAAGGCAAGGCCGACCGCTACTACGTCAGCCTGACCGGCTTCGGCTGCAGCCGCAGCTACGCAACGCCTTACGATGCCATCGTCGGCATGCTGCAGGAGCACGGCTGCTACGACATCCAGGCCGAGCCGCAGGACACCGACACCGTGCTCGCCCTCGAACACGAGTCGACCGTTGCCGACGTCAAGCGGCATCGCGAGGAGCGCGCCATTCGTTATGTGCTCGTCGTCGGGAACTACGTTTACGCGGCCTACGGCGATCGGCGCCGGGCGTTGAAGGCGGCGCGCGTGATAGCGTCCGAGTGGCACGATGCGCAGCGTGTGCTCACCCTGGTCGATACCTGGGGCATCCATCCGTTGTTCCGCATCACCGTCACGCCGGTGAAAACCTTCCCGATCGAGACGCTGGACGCGATGATCAATGACGCGAATCTCGTGGCTACCGTCATGGACCCGACCCCGGCACTTGAGACCGCCGAGGTCGATCTGTCCGATCACCCGTTCAGCGATGAGAACATCGCCTATGAGAGCGGCGCCGATGACACCAGCGATGTCGCATGGTTCGCGTTCTGCGCGGCGGTAGAGCGCGAGCTAGGCATCGAGGACCTGGACGGCAACCAAGTCACCGACGGTTACAGCCTCGATCATGCCCACGATTGTTGGATGGCCGGCGATAGCCCGGCCGAGACGGCAGCGATCTTTCGTGATTGCGCCTTCGAGATCCTCCGGCGGCGTGCATGGTCTGATGCTCGCGCCGTTGCCACAGCGTACCGCCGCGCGCCTGACAGCACCGGGCGCCCATAATCAGCGAACACGAAACACGAAACGCGAAACAGGAAACACGATCATGATCAAGACAGCAGCAGCTATGCGCGCCGCCCTGCGCAAGGGGACGTGGTGCGGGATCATTCTCTACGAAGGACCGAGCGCGCTGGATGGCGCGCCGGTCGTGGTCATCGTCAACCGCATCACCACAGCCAGCGACAACGCCAAGACCGGCGCCATGACGCAGTCGTTCGTGATCCGCAGCGACGTTGACCCCATCACCGCGTTGAACACCGGCCAGGACGTCAGCATCTGCGGCGACTGCCAGCACCGCCCGCGCATCGTCAAAGGCAAGCGCAAGCGCACCTGCTACGTCAACGTGGGGCGCAGCGTCATGGCGGTGTGGGGCGCCTTCCTGAACGGCCGCTATGCCCGCCCAGGCATCGACTATGACCCGGCGATATTGCCGGACCTGTTCGAAGGGCTGGCGTTCCGCGCAGGCACCTATGGCGACCCCGTCGCGGCGCCGTATCCGCTTTGGAGGCGCGCCACCGTCAAGGCGGCGGCGATCAATGGCTACACGCACCAATGGCGCGACCCACGCTTCGCAGCGTTCCGCTTCCTGTGCATGGCCAGCGCCGATAGCGTGCTCGAGCTAGAGGCAGCGCACGCGGCCGGTTGGCGCACTTTCCGCGTCAGGCATGCGTCCGAGCCTGTCCTGGCCAAGCGCGAGGCGATCTGCCCGGCATCCGCCGAGGCAGGCAAACGGACCGATTGCGCGACCTGTCGCGCATGCGGCGGACTGTCGGCAAAGGCCAAGGTCTCGATGGTCATCATCGCTCACGGCGCCACCGCCGGGCATTTCCAGCCACAGGAGCTAGCAGCATGAGCAGCGATCGCGAGGACTTCACATGGCGCTACCATTGGAGCGTCGAGCACAGGCGCGCGGCGATCGTCACCGCGCAGGGATACACCGTCTGTCCGCCCAGGCTGAGCGAGCAGACCGCCGCCGGCATCGTCGGCGAGCACAACCGGCTGGTCCGTCAGCTCGAGCAATTCAGGAAGGAGGGCTTGCTATGAGCAACGTAGGTTACACCGTGGTCGAGAACGCCGGCTATGAGGGCGAGTGCGATATCTGCACCTTCCCGACCTTGAGCCATGCCATCTCATGGGTGCGCAACCAGTACGAGGAGGACGAGCGCGAGGAATTGCACGTTCAGGTGCGCAAGGACTTCCCCGATGGCGAGGGCACTTACGAGTTCTGATCCGCCATCGAGATCCGCAGCAGCGCCCGGCACATCGTGCCGGGCGCTTTCGTTTGTGCTAGCGTCCTGGCCCCGCAACCAGGAGGCAAAAGCGATGCAAGTGACGATACGCGGCAGATCAGTGACGCTCGACTATGTGGCGGATATCGAGCCGACAGGCGCCGCCCGCGAGCGCGGCCAGCCTTATCGGGTGACGCTCGATGGCGCCGAGATTGTTCGTTCAGCGATCAATGCCGACCTGGAGGCGTGTCGTGTGCTGCGCGAGCATGGTGCGGTGGGGCGCATCGGGTTCCGGCATCGCGACGGGATGATTGGCTTGATCGCTGTCATCGAGCGCGGCGCCGGGCTTACGGTTGACGACAGCGCAGGCACGCCACGATTTGCGCGGTGGAAGGAATGGCCTGGGATGGCCGTGCTTTCGTCGGCGGTGGCGCCCCAGGACGCGCGAGAGGCATGAACCGGCATATTCCCCCACCCAAGGCCACGAAACGCGCTGGCGGCCCGTCTACGGCCCGCAGCGGGGACGTCAAGCCGCTTACACGGCTGCAAGAACGGTTCGTCCTGGAGTATCTGGTTGATCTGAACGCTACCCAGGCCGCGAAGCGTGCCGGGTACACCCCAGCCTATGCGTCCAGGCAAGGTCCAGCCTTGCTAGTAGATTCCAGAATCCAGGCCCGTGTGGCTGAGCTACAAGCCTTGCGCGCTGCCGATTTGAAGGTCGATTCGGACTTCGTTTTGCGGCGCCTTTTGGAAGAGGTGAACGCCGATGCCGGCGACCTTTACGACCCGGTCACGCATCAGCTTAAGCCGGTGAGATCCTGGCCGGAAGTTTGGCGACGCGGACTCGTCAGCACGATACGCACCACGACGCTTTACGGACGCGGCGCCAACCGCTCCGAGGAGATAGGCCAGCAGGTGGATGTCGTCCTGGTCGACCGCGCCCGGCGACTGGAACTATTGGGCAAGCACATCAAAGTAAATGCGTTCAGCGACAAGGTGACAATCGGCCTCGATTCGCCCCTGCAAGAACTGTTCAAGCAAATCGCTGGAAACGTTATTCGGCCCGCCGAACCCGAGATCCGCACCATCGAGCACAACCCAGGCGAGCTAAACCCGCGGGACGAGGAGGAGTGACCACAACCTAGAGGCGCAGCGGCGCCGTAGATCGTAAGGCGCCTCGCTACGCTCGGCGTAGTGTGTTCGCTTCGCTCACGCTTTAGTGGTCTTGCTCACTTCGTTCGCGCTCGGGCTACGCCCTCGGCGCGCTGCGCGCGCATGTGGCGTTCGCTTCGCTCACGAGTCGATGCTGGGTCCCGGCCCAAGGGGGCCGGGGGTGGCAACTGGATTGGCGTTGGAGTCCCGGCACCGGATTCCTATGATTACTAGGTCAGAGATTGCTGGTATTTGGGTCCCTTTTCCAAGTATAGGACCTTATACCTAACTAAAAACGGGTCCCCTTTTCTGGTGGTTTTAAAGCAACAAAAACCGAATTACCTCCCCTAGGCCAGGCCACCCGCATGTGCTACCACAGCCACATCCCGTCGCGACCCCTCCAAGGAAACGGCGGGACGACGGGACGGTCGTGATGCCTCGACGTGCACGGCCGTCCCGCAGCAAATCATGAAGACAGTTTACCTGGCGATCTGGCACAACGGAGTTAACCTCATGGCCACACTCACACTCGGAGAATACCGCGTCGGCAAGGACTTCAATCCTTCCGGCGACAGCAATGTCACCTCGATCAAGCGGTTCGCCGCCGAGCTGATCGACCATATCGACCAGTGGGTGGAGGACCGCGGCGACCCCGAGGTCAAGCGGCTGAAGGCGTTGGCGATAACGCACGTCGAGGACGCAGCCATGTGGGCTGTCAAGGCAGCTACCAAGAAGCCGCGCGAAGGAGAGTGACATGCCGACAGGCAAGGGACGCCCGCTGATCAAGCCGGGCAAGGTCATCACCGCCAATCTCAGGCAGGCCGAGGCCAATGTTGGCGGCCGCTACGCCAACAAGGAGGTCGACAAGCTGCGCAACGCCAACCGCAAGCTCAACACCGAGCTGTTGGACCGCGGCCTCGCCAACCGCGAGGCCGGCAGCAGCGGCTGGAACAACCAGGTCAAGCCGACCAAGCCGCGGAAGAAGTGACATGGCTGACGAAGACGCACCGCCTGCCGGCCGCATCGCCGGCGTCTTCACCGAGCCCGACGCCTTCAACGTGACGTTCAGCGGCGGCGACGGCGGCGGCGGCACCATACTGACCATCACCCGCGACGGCCGCCTGCTGATCGGGCCGGGCATGTCGATGGATGACGCGACGCAGCAAGCCGCCGCGCTGCTGGTCAAGTACTATGAGGCAGCCGCGCGGCGCATTCCCGGCGACCAGGCCGACCGATGACCGTGGTGCCGCCCGTGGTTGCCGCCGTCGTCGAGCGGTATCGTCAGGAGCGCGACCTCGCCGCACTTCGGCGCGACCACGCCGTCCTCGGCGCCGGCCGCGACAAGAGCCATATGACCGACGGCTACTGGCAGGCCGCGCACGACGCCGAGCAGCGTTACCTCACCGCGTTGATCGTCGCGTCGGCGTTCGAGGCCGAGCCGTGAGCGATTACGAGGAGATCGAAGATTGTGACGACTGCGAAGCCTGCAAGGGGACTGGCACAATCAGTTGGTTTGATCATGCAGAAGGTGCCTGGCGGGACAAGCATTGCACTGACTGCGATGGCAAAGGTGTGAAATTCACGGTTCAGAAAGTTGAGACGCGGGTGAGGGACTACAACGAACCCATCTCCGACGCTGGCCATGTCGTTGGCGACGGTTTGGTGCAGCGCATCAAAGACCTTGAGGCGCAGATCGAGCGGTTGCGGGTCGACGCCAAGGACACCGCCATTGCTCTTGCTCGGCAGGCGGGGGAAATCGAGAGGCTGCGGGAGGCGCTGGCATGGATTGACAACCATGACCCGGCATTGGTCGCTGCCGCAGAAGAAAAATTTGGCCTCGCTCTGGAGACCAAGCCGTGAACGTTGCAACCCTGCCGAGCTATTACGGCAAGCCGTTCGAAAAACTCGACCAGTCCGAGATGCAAGCAGCGATTGCCGACGCCGGCTGGCGCTTGTCGAATCTTTACAAGATCACGGACAAGCGCGGCAAGGTCGTTACTTTCCGGCCGTGGCCCGAGCAGCAGCGTTTTCTCAGCAATATTCACTACCGCAATCTGATCCCAAAGGCGCGGCAGCGCGGATTTTCCACCGTCATCCAGCTGATGATGCTCGACGCCTGTCTCTTTCAGCCCAACACCCAGGCCGCGATCATCGCCCAGGACGAGGACACCGCACGGGTGATCTTCGAGCAGAAGGTCCGTTTCGCCTGGGACAACCTTCCGACCCTGGTCAAGGAGATGGTCGGGCTGAAGTACCTGACCAAGACCGAGCTGGCCTTCAACACCGACAGCTCCCTGATCGTCGCCACCTCGACCCGCGGCTCGACGCTGCAGTATCTGCATGTCTCGGAGTACGGCCGCATCTGCCAGCGCTATCCCGACCGCGCCGTCGAGATCCAGACCGGCAGCCTTCCCTCCGTCGACCAGCACGGCGTGATCTGCATCGAGAGCACCGTCGAGACGCCCTACGGCATTTTCGCCGACATGGTGCGATCGGCGCAGCAGGCCGAGGACAGCGGTCGCAAGCCCGGCGCCATCGAGTGGAAGCTGCACTTCGCCAGCTGGTGGGATGCGCCGGAGTATGAAGCCGACCCGCGCGACGTCGCCTTCGACAGCAATGACGACGCTTATTTCTACCGGCTCGAAGGTGACGTCCACCGCGACATCTCGGCCGCCAAGCGCGCCTGGTACGTGCTGACCCGCCGCAATCTGTTCGGCGACGACCAGCAAAAGATGTTCAGCCAGTATCCCTCGACGCTGGAGGAGGCGTTCACCGTCAGCGCCGACGGCCTGTGGCTGTCCGCCCAGATGTCCAAGGCCCGCGTCGAGCGCAGGATCACCAAGGTGCCGTGGGACCCCGGCCGCCCGGTCAACAGCTTTTGGGACCTCGGCACCGCCGACGACACCGCGATCTGGCTGCATCAGGATTTCGGCGGCCGCCAGCACTTCATCGACTACATCGAGGCGGGCAGCGAGCCGCCTTCATATTATGTCCGCGAGCTGGGCGAGCGTCCCTATGTCTATGGCTGGCATTATCTTCCGCACGACGCCAATCATCGTCGTCCTGGTGCGGAGCACCTCAAGACTTACGTCGACCTGCTGCGTGATCTCGGTATCAAGAACATCGAAACCGTGCAGCGGACGCCTCACGTACCGGATGCTATCGACCAGCTGCGCGAGGCATTCACGACGTATTTCTTCGACCAGGAGAAGTGCGCGCTCGGGCTGAGGCATCTGGATGGCTTCTCCAAGCAGTGGAACGAGCGCATGGGCGTGTGGATGCCGCTGATCGCCAAGAACGGCCACCAGCACGCCGCGGATGCGCTCAGACAACACGCGCAGATCCGCCATCTCCGTTTTGGATCGAGCAAGGGGATGTGGGTTCCCCGCAAGAACAGGTCAGGGCTAGCAGCATGACGAACCATGATCACGACAACGACGTCGACCCGCTCGACCTGCTCAAGGCCGTCGAGATGTGGTGGCTGGAGCTGGACCGCTTCAGGCGCATGCAGAACGACGGCGGCTGGCATCCCGGCCTGATGGACGATTTGTCGCTTTGCCGCCGCCGGCTCGGCGTGCTGCTCGGCAAGCTGCTGCAGGCCAGGAGGAACGGCTGATGCGCAAAACCCCCGCATATCAGGCCGAAAAGGCCGATAATGAGTGCGGAGGTTTTCGGCCCCACGATATCAATGGCTTAGCCGTAAACGGGTCAAAAGGTTCAAAACCGCCTGCGGAGGTTTCATGGCCAACCAGTTGACCGACGACGTCCTCAACCGCCTGACCCGCGGCATCGACATTGCCCAGCAGGTCGCGCCGGAGCAGTACAAGGGGCTGACCTTCGTCGTCATTGTCGCCGAGCCGAAGAGCGGCAGTCTCTCGTGGGCCTGCAGCCACAGCGTCGATCTGGGCGTCAAGCTGATGCTCGACCTGGTCGAGGCCGAAACGGAAAAGATGGGGGAGACACTGCAATGATCGACGACGATATCACCATGCGCATGGCGCCGGCCATCCGCCGCGCCGAGCGCAGCGTCTGCGCCAGCCTCGCCCGCAAGATGGCGGTCTATTACAGGGAGGCGGCCGAGGCTTATCAAGGCGCGTCGCGTGCCGCCGCCATCACCGCCGCCGAGACGGCCGAGGTGATCGCCAAGGAGATCGAGGGCTTGCCGTGAACGACGCCGACGTCGAGTTCCTGAAGATGGCGGCGCGACGCGGTGAGCGCGTCCGCTGCGTGACGATCGCCAGGAACACCGCCGCCTACTGGCGCGCGCTGCACCGGGCCACGCTCGACCCCGGATCGCCGGAATCGCGCGCGCTGTCCTGTCGCGCCGAGGTCGCCGAGGCGATCGCCAACGACATGGAGGATACCGAATGACCCAACGCGCCTGGACCGACGGCATCGACAGCGTTGCCGATTTCAACGAGCGGCTGCGCCAGATGAGCGACAACGCGCCTGACGACAACACCATCCCCGAAGACCACCGCCATGAAGAGGTGCGCGAGTGGGCGGGCGCCTTCAGCGACGACATCCTGCTCGCCGATGGGCTTGAAGATGCCTTCATCGGCGTCGCCGAACGCTGCAGCCAGCCGCCACTCGCCGTCTACGACGCGGATAAATGCATCCAGGTCATGATGCGCGACGGCATGGACTATGACGAGGCCACCGAATTCTTCTCTTTTAATACGCTCGGCGCCTGGGTCGGCGAAATGACGCCGCTGTTCCTGTGGAGGTACAAGCGTGAATGACGATGATGTCCTGCACGCCCGCCTGGTGATCAACGACGCCAGCCTGATGACAACAGCCGGGCGGGCCGAGATCGCCGTCTGGCTGCAGCATTGCGCAGACCAATTGATCGCCGACGGCCATAACTACGCGGCGCGCTTCAGCGCCACCTACCGCACGCCGTTTACAGAACCGAAGAAAAAGCGGAAATAGTCCACCAAGCGCGCCTTGCCTTGCCCGGAAACATGGACGACGCGCCTTGGAAGATCACATCCTCGACCTGGATAAGCGTGTCTGGTCACACTCACGCTACGGCCTGACGATCATCGGAACGTGGGTTCGCATCGACGGCCGCTGGCGGCCGTGCATGGCGATCGTGCGCAACCACGCCGATCCGCGCCCCTGCGTCATTCCGCTCGAGAACGCCTGGATGTGGTCCGACGAGATCGGCGATCCCGTCATGCACGCCCAGGAGATCCTGCTTCGCCTCGGCGTCGACCCGCACAACCCGGACAATGTCGGCAAGCTGGTCGGCCTGGTCAACAGCCGCATGCAGGACCTCGTCGCCATGCCGGTGCGCCCGCCCGATGCCGGGGAGCACGCCGACCCGGTCGCCGAGCTGTCTATCAATAATGAATTGTCCGGTCGCACGGAGGTCGAGATATAGCCATGGCCAGCATGTTCGACCTGGAAGCGAAAGACGGCAGCGTCCGCATTAGGAAAGACAAGGAGAAGGGTGGCTACGGCGACCCGATGCCGGCCAGCCAGAACCCGCGCACCGCCATGCAGCAGCCGGAGCGCAAATCGTCGAAGAGCACCAATCTCGACAGCTCCGACATGATCAACCTGCACCGGCAGATGCTGGCCTGCTACTCGGACGAGCTGGACCGGCAGTCCGAGAACCGCACCGAGATGGCGGAAGACGAGGATTTCTACGACAACATCCAGTGGTCCCCGGATGACGCCCAGACGCTGAAGGACCGCGGCCAGGTGCCGCTGGTCTACAACGTGATCTCGACCAGCATCGACTGGGTGACCGGTTCCGAGAAGCGCGCCAGGACCGATTTTAAGATCCTGCCCCGCAAGAAGGAGCACGCCAAGCAGGCCGAGAAGAAGACGTCGCTGATGAAGTACATCAACGACACCAGCCGCGAGCGCTTCCACGTCTCACGCGCCTTCGAAGACGCCGTCCGCGTCGGCATCGGCTGGATCGAGGACGGCTATGACGCCGACGGCGAGGACGAGCCGCTCTACACGCGCTACGAGAACTGGCGCAACGTCCTGCACGACACCGCCGCCACCAATCTGGATGTCGAAGACGGGCGCTACATCTTCCGCTCGAAATGGGTCGACCTCGACATCGCCAGCGCGATGTTCCCGAAGCGCCAGGACATCCTGCGCCAGGCCGCCGTCAACGGCGACGACTTCATCCAGCGCGACCTCTATGGCGACGATGCGATGGACAGCCAGGAGATGGCGCTCGAGCAGAATGTCATGAACAGCTCGGGGTCGCAGCGGGTGATCGAGGGCTACCAACGCGAGCGCGTCAGGATCATCGAAGCCTGGTACAAGCGGCCTTCGCTCTCGGGCAAGCTGCGCGGCGGCGACTTTCATGGAGAGATGTTCGACGCCTTCTCCGACGCCCACAAGGAAGAGCTGTCGAGCGGCAACGCCGAGGTGGTCGAGAAGACCTCGATGCGTATGCATGTCGGGCTGTTAACCGAGGCCGGCATGCTGTGGTTCTCGGAATCACCGTACCGCCATAACCGCTTCCCGCTAACCCCTGTCTGGGGTTTCCGCCGCGGCCGCGATGGCGCTCCGTATGGCATCATCCGCCGGCTCAAGGACATCCAGGTAGATGTCAACAAACGCGCTTCCAAGGCGCTTCATATCCTGTCGACGTCGAAGATCATAATGGACTACGACGCCCTTCCCGACGACATGACGTTCGAGGAATTCCAGGAGGAGGTCTCCAGGCCCGACGCCATAATCCGCAAGATGCCGGGCAAGGAGATCATCCTCAACGCTGATCGTGATCTTGCCCAATGGCACCTCGAGCTGATGTCTCGCGATATCCAGATGATCCAGCAGGCGTCAGGCGTAACCGACGAGCTGCTCGGCCGCAAGACCAACGCCACCTCTGGCGTGGCGATCCAGCGCCGTCAGGACCAGGGCAGCCTGGCAACCGCCAAGATCTTCGACAATCTGCTGTTCGCCAACCAGGTGCACGGCGAGAAGCAGCTCGCCAACATCGAGCAGTTCATGACCGAGGAGAAGCAGTTCCGCATCACCTCGCAGTCCGGCAAGTCCGACTATGTCACCGTCAACGACGGCCTGCCGGAGAACGACATCACCCGCTGCAAGGCGGACTTCGTGATCTCCGAGACGGCGTGGCACGCCACGCTGCGCCAGGCCGCGGTCGACGAGCTGATGGAAGCCATGCAGAAGCTGCCGCCCGAAGTGGCAATGCTGCTGCTCGACCTGGCGGTCGAGAACATGGACCTGCCGAACCGCGAAGAGATCGTCAAGCGCATCCGCTCGGTCACCGGCCAGCTCGACCCCAACGCCGACGAGCCGTCGCCGGAAGAGCAGCAGATGCTGGCGCAGAAGGCGCAACAGGCGGCCATGCAGCTGGCGCTGGCGCAGGCGCAGCTGGCCAAGGCGCAGGGCGACGCCGCCAAGGCGGCTGCCCAGGCCGAGCAGTCCAAGACCACCGCCGCCAAGACACTCGCAGAAATACCCGGTCTCAACGTCGACGCGCAGCAGAAGGCGCTGGATGCTGCACAGGTGGCGGTCGCCGTGCCGGCGATCGTCCCGGTCGCCGACTTCATCCTTTCCGAATCCGGCTTCGTCAGCCAGACCGACAAGAACGCCGCCCAGCTGGCGCAGCTGCAGGCCGCGGCCGCTCAGCAGCAACAGGCCGCAGCCGCGCAGCAGCCAGGCGTGCAGCCGCCCGGCGGTGAGCCGCAGCAGGGCGGTGATCCATCGCAACAGCTTGGCATCAGCGGACCGCCCGGTGGCCCGCCGCCACAGCAATAGAGAGGAAACGATCATGGCCAAATACGCCAAGGTGACGGACGACGAACTCGATCTTTTGACCGATGAGGAACGCATCGGGCTGAAGGAATACCAGGCTGATCTCGAGGCCGAGACGGCGGAGGAAGACGCAATGATCGCCGCCGCCGCGGCTGGCGATCCCGAGGACCCCGAACCGGAGGCCGCCCCGCCGCCCGAGGAAGAGGCTGAAGAGGACGAGCCGGCGACCGAGGAAGAGCCTGTCGAAGAGGAAGACCCGCCCGCCGAGGAAGAGGCTGAAGAGGAAGACGAAGAACAGCAAGCGGTGGAAGAGCCGGAGGAGGCGGAGGAGGACGAGCCACGGCGTGTCGCCGCCGCGGCGCCGTCAGGCCCCACCGCGATCCGCCTGACGCCGGCGGAAGAGTCACGGTTTTCCGCTATCGACACCGCGCTCGACGCGATTGCCGTGCAGTTCGACGACGGTGAGATCACCGCCAAGGAGATGCGCGATCAATCGAAAGCATTGATCGCCGAGCTGGACGCACTCAAGGAAAAGCGCGCCGTCGCCAAGATGTCGAGCCAGGTGATCCAGGACGCATGGTTCGGCAGCACCGTGCCGCTGTTCCTGGCCGAGCACCCTGAGTATGTCGACGGCAGCCTGCGCCATCGCATGCTCGACGCGCTGGTGCGCGACATGCAGCTGGAATCCCCCAACAACCCGACCGACGCCAGGTTCCTGATCGAGGCGCACAAGCGCATCGTCGCCGAGCTTGGCGCGGTCGAAACAGTGGACAAGCCCGTGAAGAAGAAGAAGGTGAAAAAGCCCAACGGCAACGGCCGCGAGATGCCGCCGAGCATCAACAACATCCCGGCGTCGGACCAGACGCCGGTCACCGCCGTCAACAAGTTCGCGCGGCTGGAGAAGCTGAAGGGCGCCGATTACGAGCGCGCCCTGTCGAAGCTGTCACCAGTCGACCGTGAAGCCTATCTGATGGGGGCGTGAGCCATGTTTTGTCGAACAATGCGTGCCGGCGAGGCGATGGAAATAGGGGATGTGGCGGTGGTGCGTGTAGAGCACAAGAGCGGCAGCGCGACCAAGCTGGCGTTCTTTACGGATCTGCCTTTGCGTTCGCTGGCGCTCGGGGTGATCCCGCCGAAATACACCTACGGATTGAGCCAGCCGCGCCGCGTGCTCGAGGACGTCAGGTCGGTAGCGTAGCCGCGGCGTTGACGGTTTGACCAGCGCGGCGTATTAAATCGCGATCCCCCTTCAAGCGCAGGATGTGCTGTCCCTCACACGGAGGCACGTCCCATGGCAGGCCCGACGACGATTCCTTTCGGCGACCCGAAGGCTGTCAAGCGCTGGAGTTCACAACTCTTCCTCGACATCCTGACCAAGGGTTACTTCGACAGAAAGTTTGTCTCCGAGTCGGACAACAGCGTCATTCAGCGTTTGACCGATCTCGAGAGCGATGCTGGCGACACCATCAGCTTCGACCTGTCGGTTCAGCTCCGCAACAAACCGACGACCGGCGACAACCGGCTCGAAGGAAAAGAAGAGAATTTGAGATTTTTTACTGACCAGGTCTACATCGACCAGATGCGGCACGGCGTCAGCGCCGGCGGCAAGATGTCGCGCAAGCGCACGCTGCACAACATCCGCTCGATCGCCCGCGACCGTCTCTCCGACTATTGGTCGCAGTACATCGACCAGCTCAATTTCGTCTACCTGTCCGGCGCCCGCGGCGTGAACCAGGACTATATCGAGGACATCACCTGGGCCGGCTTCGCCGGCAACACCATCGACGCCCCTGATGCCGGCCACATCATCTATCCCGGCACCGTTACCGGCAAGGGCAACCTCACCGCCACCGACGTGATGACCCGCGTCGTCGTCGAGCGCGCCGCCGTCAAGGCGACGATGATGCGCGCTTCCGACCCGACCACGGCCAACATGATTGCCATCAACATCGATGGCGAGCAGCACTACGTGCTCGTCATGTCGCCGTTCCAGGAATACGATCTGCGCGTCTCGGACACCGGCGGCTGGCTCGATATCCAGAAGGCTGCAGCGCAGGCGGAAGGCCGCAACAACCCGATCTTCAAGGGCGGCCTCGGCATGATCGACAACGTCGTGCTGCACTCCCACGAGAACGTCATCCGCTTCAGCGACTATGGCGCCGGCAACAACGTGCTCGCCGCGCGCGCCCTGTTCATGGGGCGTCAGGCCGGCGTCGTCGCCTACGGTTCGGCTGGCGGCCTGCGGTTCACCTGGACCGAGGAGATGTCCGACCACGGCAACGAGCCGAAGGTCGCGGCTGGCGTCATCATGGGCATCAAGAAATCGCGGTTTAACGGCAAGGATTTCGGCGTCCTGTCGATCGACACCGCGGCCAAGGACCCGAACCCGTAAGGAGCGATTTGAAATGGCCATTACTGCACTTCTGCGCGGTCCTGCGGTCGCCGGCAGCCAGGCTGTCGCCTATCCCGACTCGGCTGGCGATGTCGTTTACAACCGCTTCGTCATGTCGATACCGGCGTCGACGGTGGTCGCCACCTGCCTCGAGGTCGGCGTCATCCCGCCGAACTGCCGTGTCGTCGACATGGTTCTGGAAAACAGCGTGGTTGGCGCCAGCGTCACCTGCGGCGTCGGCGTGATTACGGATTCACGGACGCCGCCTGCGCCACCCGGCTCCAACAGCGCCGCCGATCTCGCCGCGCGCACCTGCGGCACCGAGTTCTTCGCGGCTGCCACGGCACTCTCCGCAGCGGCTGCGACGCGCATGAGCGCGGCGACCGGCTTCGCGGTTGCCCCTGTCGCCTACGAGCGCGGCATCGGCGTCACGCTGGCCGGCGCCACGACCGCTGCGACGGTGCAGACCGTGACGCTCGGCGTCTGGTTAGCGACTACTTGAGCCTGCGCACATCCGGGCAAGGGGTTCAAGAAGCACCCGGCGATCCGCCGGCCTGATCCTCCTCTCACAGGCCAGCGGGTCGCCGGTAAAGTCTGAAGAGGAGAGACGGGCATGGCCAAGAAGACGCGCGACTGGACGGTGGGTGATGTCGTTTCTGGCATCGGCAGCATGTTCGGTGGCTGGACGCCCGACAAGACCAAGGACCCGACCAACGTCGCGGCCCACCCGAACACCAAGTTCACCTATGAGCCGGACGATCGCAGCTCCACCGATTCGCGCAGCACGCTGCGCAAGCTGGGTGATGAGCTAGGCGGCGAGACGGTCGGCGCCAACCCGATCCGCTACATCAAGAAGGTTGAAACGAAGGCCCCTGCCGTTACGCCTCCTGTCAAGAGGAGCACGCGGCAGACCACGACCGTCGTGCCGACCAAACGGCCGACCGCGACAACCGCCGTCACCCCGCCGAAGCAGCGCAGCGTGCGCGGCGTCCAGAGCTGGCGCGGCGGCGACGTGCCGCAGCAGGTCCGCTACGACCCCGGCACCAAGCCGAACCCGACCAAGAAGCAGCGCGCGGCGAGCGGCGCGCGCCACGATTTCAGCGGCCTCAAGGGCTTCTTCAAGTAAGAGGTCGCTCGCGTGGGTATATTCATAGGCACGGAGGCCGAGCTGGCCGCGTCGAGGAAACCGAAAGTGCGATCAAAGGGCGGCAAAGCATTCGACAAGGAGTTCGCGCGCCAGAAGGCCAAGGGCGCCAAGTCCTTCAAGTTCGGCGGCAAGAGCTACAACACCAAGACCGCCAGTGGTGGCGCGGCCAAGTCGACGATGGCCGCCGTCAAGCCAAAGGGTGCGGCGGGACCGACCACGCTGGCTAAGAAGACCACGGTCCTGCCAAAGCCAGCGCCGCGCTCCGGCTTGCCGGACAAGGGCGTGCCGTTGCCCAAGGCCGCGCCACGCAGTCCTGCTGCTGTCAAACCGGCGAGCGTTCCGACGCCGACGCGCAAGCCGTATCCACCGTCGTCGAACCGCCCCGACAATGTCGGCGCCCCCAGCGTCAAGCGGACCCAGAAACCGGTCTATTTCGGACCGACCGAGCAGCGCAGCGTCGAAGATCGCAAGATCGCGACCAACAAGGCCATGCAGTCGGCGCAGCAGCGCACCAAGGACATCGCCGCCAAGCGGCAGTTCGTGCGCAACCAGCCGCCGGCGCCGACCGCCTTCGCCGCCCGCAAGACGGCGTCGCCTGGGCCGCATGGTGCGCAGTATTCCAACCTCAACAAGTCGTCCGGCCTGCCGGCCACGGCGCGCGACATCACGCCGTCGGGCAAGGCAACCGCGCGGGTGCCATCGCCGATGCAGCCGCGCCCCGCCGTGGTGGCGGCCGGCAAGACCGTGGTCAAGCCGTCGTCGGCTGTCGCAGCCGTCAAGCCGTCGCCAGTCGCGGCGGTTAAGCCGACCAGCAGCGCCACGCCGGCATCCAGCACGTTCAGCGCCCGCGAAAAGACCGCCGGCCTGCTCGCCAAGGCAAGGGCGAACTCGGCCAGAGCTGACGCCAAGGCGCGCGCCGCGCAGGGTGGCCAGCCACGCAAGACGCTCGGGATATGGAGATGAAGATGGCCAAGAAACCGGCAGCATTTCCCATCAAGGGCAAGACCTACCAGTCCGATACTGGCGGCACAGTGAAGATTGGCAAGACGGCGGCGCCGCCGATGGCGTCGAAAGGCGTCATGCGCAAGGGAAAGAGGAAGAGCTGACATGCTTGTTCAATGCACCTACGGGCCGACCACGACCGAGATCATGGGTTCGACCTACACTTTCGCGCCGGACGAATACGGACGCTGCGTTGCCGAGGTCCACGACCGCAAGCACGCGCAGGTCCTGACGTCGGTGGTTCACTACCGTGTCGTCGCGCGCGATCCGGCCGAGCTGACGCTGACGTCGATCGACCCGACCAGCGCCGTGCTCGGCAGCGAGGACACCGTGCTGACGTGCACGGGAACCGGCTTCGCACCGGATTCGGTGATCATTTTCGCCGGTCAGATCGAGCCAGCCAAGTTCGTCTCCGAGACCGAGATCACCACCATCGTCAAGCCGTCGCTCGGGTGGGGCGTCGTCAGCGTGCCGGTGCTGGTGCGGCGCTACGATCTCAGCGAGACCGATCCGCTCGAGTTTTCCTTTACCGAGGCGGCAGCGCCGCTCGGCAGCCTGCCTGACGACAGCGAGCTGGCCGAGGACGAAGTACCGCTGACCAAGATCCACGGCATCGGCAAGGCGTTGGCGCACAAGCTGACCGAGCGCGGCGTCACCGTTGCCGACATCGCCGATTGGTCGAAGCGGGAAGCGCAGGAGATCGACGACGCGCTTGGCCTCAACGGTCGCATCGAGCGTGACGGCTGGATTGAACAGGCCAAGGCATTGACGGGATGATGCATGCCCAGTGGTCAGGACATCTTCAACCGCGCGGCAACGCTGCTCAACGACGCGGACCATGTTCGCTGGCCGCTGGCGGAGCTGTGTGACTGGCTGAACGAGGGCGTCCGCGCCATCGTTCTGGCCAAGCCGTCGGCGTCCTCGACCACCGCCGTGCTGCCGCTGCAGGCCGGAACGCTGCAGAACCTTCCAGCGACGGTCGGAACGGTCAAGCCGCAGCTGCTGATCGGCATCAATCGCAACGTCGACAGCGACACGCCGCCGCTCGGCGGCGGCCGCATGATCAAGCGCACCGACCGCGCCATGCTCGATGCCGTCGACCCCGATTGGCACGACCGCGTCAGGACGCGCTTCCGCAAGGAGGTGCGCAACTATTGCTACGACGAGCTGGTGCCGCTGCAGTTCTACGTCTACCCCGGCAATGACGGCACCGGCATGGTCGAAGCCGAACTCGGCACGCTGCCGGTGCCGCTGGCGGCGAGCGGACCGCCGGCGTCGATCGGTTCCTATACCGGAGACGTCGGCCTGCCCGAGCCTTACTCGGTGCCGCTGCTGGATTACGTGCTTTACCGCTGCCAGATGAAGGACAATCTCGAGGGCCAGGCCGGCCGCGCCTCGATGCACTATCAGCAGTTCGCCAGTGCCATCGGCCTCAAGCTGCAGGTCGAGAAGTCGCACAGCCCGAACGCGAGGCCGTGATGCGCGACATCGATGATTTCCTGCCAGAGGTCCTGATCTTCGCGCCCAACTGCGCCGAGCCGCTGGCGCTGAAGTATATCCGCGAGGCGGCGCGCGACCTCTGCCACAACGCCCGGCTGTGGCGTGACACAGCAAGTGTAACCCTTGCCGCACCTGATTACGAAAGCTTGGGCACGTCGACCGACGCCGAGATCGTCGACATCGAGCAGGCCGCCATCCTCGACGACAATGGCGCCGTCGGCCGGCCGCTCGAGCCGAAGACCATGGCGTGGCTCAACGTCAACCGGCCGAACTGGGTCAACGATCCGACGTCCGGCGGGGCGTCCTACGTCTTCCAGATCAACCCCAACACCGTCAGCGTGTTCCCGCGCCAGGCGGCGACGCTGCAGCTGCAGCTGGTGCTGCAGCCGTCGCTCGAGGCGCAAGTGCTGCCCGACTGGCTGTATGCGCTGCACCGCACGGTGATCGGCCGCGGTGCCGCCGCCAAGGCGCTGATGACGCCGTCGGAGTGGGCCAATCCGCAGCTCGGCGGCGTCATGCACGACGATTTCACCTCGAGGATCGCCTCGGTCAAGACCGAATTCACCAAGGGACAGCAGGGGGCCAGGCTGCGCAGCCAGGCGGCGTGGTTCTGATGGCGGTGGTCACGCGCGAAACCTCTTCCTGCTTCATCGATCTCGGCGCGCTCGACGGCGCCGAGCTGAACCACTTTGCGATCGACGACGGCAGCTTCTTCTACGCCTGCGGTGATTTCCTGTTCGACGGGCATCGTATCCTCGTCCCGGAGGACCGCCGCGGCATGCTGGTGCCGCAGAAGGACCAGGAGACGGCGGCATGATGCAGACCCTGGCGACCGTCGAGAAAAACCCGTTCGACCTGCTCGACTACGACGTCGACTACATCCGCTGGCTGAATGGCGACGACGTCGTCATCTCCGCCGAGGCGGCGGTCGAAAGTCCCGACGTCACGTTCAGCGTCGGCTTTGTCGAATTCACCGACGAGGTCGTCAAGGTGTGGGTCGGCGGTGGCGCCAGCGGCGAGCAGTCGGATGTCCGCGTCGATGCCTTTACGGCGCTCGGCCGCGTCAAGCGCGTCTGCTTCAGGATGCGGATCAGGGATTGCTAGATGAGCGTCACCTTCAGGAACAACGCGACATCGACCCTGGCTGAGGCGATCGACGCCACCCAGACGACGATCGTCGTGCAGGTTAACGAGGCCAATGAATTTCCCCAGCCAACCGCCGGGCAGTGGTTCCCGCTGACGCTGGTCGACCGCGCTGGCAACCTGGAGATCGTTCACTGCGACAGCCGTGACGGCGCGTCGCTCAACGTCACGCGCGGTCGTGAGAGCACCGGTGCGCGTGCCTTCCCCGTCAACACCATCGCCTCGCACCGGCTGACCGCCGAGGCGCTGCAGGCGCTGATCGTGCAGGGCGTGGTGATTGCTGAATCGCCGCCGTTGCCGCCACTGATGAACGGCCAGATCTGGTGGGAATCCGACAGTGGA